TCATCTGCGCTTGATACTTCTCTGGTATCTGCCCAGAAAGCACCGTTTCGATCATGGTGGTGGTTTTAGGACACTTAATCTCAATCAGGCCCACGCGCCCAACTAATCCGTCTGGTGACGCACCACCGTTGTCTATGGTGGGGTGCATTATCATGCCGACTTCTTTAACCGTTGCGCCGGTCACATCGCAGTAGCGATCCCGCGCCATAGGTTCTTTATCAGTACCCCATTGCATATCGCGCGTAACAAACACATCAATCCCGACGCCGGTTAGACGTTCTGTTGACAGTTCGATGGCGTAGCGTTTGCGGCTGGCTGAATAACCGTTGCGGGTTTTAGCAATAATGTTAATTATCTGGCTGGCCGTGGCTTTGCCTAACCTAGCAGCAAACCATTCTGGCGAATGCTGCGCCCCCGGCGCTGGCGCGGCGACAGCCGCCGCCAGTACCGCCTTTTCAAATGGTATGGCGCTAACCTTAGTTAAAGCTTCAGTGTTTAATTGCTGCTCATCATATGTTTTGAAAGCCTCAAGTAGCGCTTTTTCAATATGAGGTTGTAGTTCATCCGACATTTACACCACCCGCCAGCATGACAAACGCGAACGCACCGATGCCTATTGCGGTGCTGATGCGATCCTTTTTGCGTTCACTCATTTCCCAAACGAATTTTTGCGCTAGGTTGTAATCCCAAGCGCGATGCAGAACGTTGCGGAAGTCGTGCTGATGGATGTTTGTTATCTGCACACCGTTTTGAGTTTTTATGACGTACCACATAGCAACCCCCTTAAAAGCTAAAGTTGCTTGATGGTTCGACAGTCGCGGCAGAATTGAATTCTGCAAACGGATCGTCGGTAGGTGCGGCGGTACTGCCGGTGTAGCCGTCAACTGCGTCGAAGGGTGACGGTGGCTTGAACTCAACGTATTTGAGTACCTGCACACCCATTAGGCGCAGTGCTACGCCATGATCCCGCATCTTATACGGCACAAATTGCACAGCGACGTTGACGATGCTGCCGCTGGTCAGTTTGAAATCGGCAGGGGCTTCTGAGTTGTCAGCGAATCGCTGTAATGGTGGGCCGTATGACGCTTTCCGACGGGTTTTGACTTCATACAGTTCACCGTCTTTCTTAAACGACGGCTCAATTGATTCTGGCCATGATTCGTCGCGGCCTTCTTGCCATGCGGCTTGCATCTTCGCCCACAACTCTGAGGTTTGCTCCGGCGTCAGGCGCACGTTTAGTTCATACGCAGCATTCTCAGCATGCGCGTCACAAGCTACGCTGCGGTTTTCTTTCTGTGAGAAATGGTAGGGCTGGTCGATTTTAGGATAGTTGGCTTCGACGCCTTTAATGATAAATGGTTCCACGTAATACACTCCATGCTATTAAAAGTGCATAGAGTGTACACCTAATATGTATAAGTGTACATATTAGATGTTTGGTGTTGTTTGCTGGTATTGACCGCTAGCTTGTTGGTAGGGCGGCGCTGAATCAACCAGCGTCCAATTAACATAAACAGCGTTTTGTGCACCTAGGATCCCCAACGCTTTGGCGGTAGGTGTACCGTTTAGGTGGATGTCCCACCACACAGAATGAGTTTCCCAATCAGTAATAACCAATGTGGTGGTGCTCAACACTTTGCTAACCAGCCAAGTCACTGGTGGGTTACCAGCCTGTTGTCGCCTAGCAGATGACCATTCAATTGCAATCTGCCGTTTAACATTTGGGCGCAGCAAAATTTGTTGTTGTTGGTCATGGTTAGTGTTTTTGCCAAAAAAATATCGCCACACACCACCTTCAACGCATGGCACGCCGGTAAAGGGGCGGTCACGATCTAAAAAATCTATTAATGAGTTACGTAAGACAATTGTCCCAAGGTCAGAATAGGACATGGGTTATCCTTATTTTTTTTCAGTGTCCGTTGCCGTTGCCGTTCTTTTTCTCTGGTTTAAGGCTAGCAATTACGCTGTCAACCACACCTTTGTCCCGTTCACTTAGGTTTGCGTATTTCTGCGCAACTTCATCAACGTCATCGGTGATTGGGTTTCTACCACCCCAAATGTACTCAGGCTCAACGTTAAAAATCTCAGCCATCGCCCGAATATGTTTATCACTAGGCCCGGCAGTACCCTTCAACCATTGATGAATTGAATTCGGGTACACATCCAATTCTTTAGCTAACTTGTTAACTGACATGTTATGCAATGTCAGCAACCCCCGTATTCGTTCTGCTTTCGTTTCCATTTCTAGCTACCCCAACATAGCACATTAAAACTGTACATAACCATAGCAGATGTGCATTTGTTATGACAGTCAATAAAAATGTGTGAAGCACCCATAATTTATGTACACTGCGTGCATGAATACTGTTGAACAAGTCATTACGAAGATTCCAGCCGCAAAGCTGGCCAACGAACTTGGGATATTGCGCAGCGCCGTTTACGGCTGGAAAGAGCGCAACCAAATCCCAGCGAAGCGGGTTAAGGCTGTGTCAAAACTGACCGGCATACCCGCCGCCGAACTGCGGCCAGATATTTTTGGCGATTAAGACAATGAGCGCCCCCAGCCCACATTCCATGCCTACCCCATCTAGGTCGGGGTTGGGGGTTGCTCACCTTACAGGTTACGCCGACCGGCGTGATTGGTCAGACGCCTACGAAAGTTCGGTGATGAACATAATCGCGCGGTTTGTGCTGCGAAAAGGTACGTGGTCGGAAGATGTCACCAAGGGCGCTGATCTTAAAAGCGTTCACAAGAACATCGGTGTGAGGGTGAGGGCGTGGGAGTGTTACGACCAGTATCCCGGCGAATTCACTTTGCGAACGCCGGGTGAACTGCAAAAGGTTACCCACGGTAACACTGATTGGTTTTTCTACGGTTACGCACACCCACAGCTACCCACAAAACTGGGTGCTTGGATGCTTATTGATATGCATGTTTTCCGCGATGAAATGCGGGTTAACGACCAGATCCGTAGCAGCTACCACAGCAACCGTGTTGGTGATGGTGGTTTTACGGCTTTCGATCTGCGCACGTTTCGCGTGCCTGACCTGATTGTGGGTTGCAGCGACAACATGGTGAAGCGACTAGGGGAGTGGTATTGAGCCTTGATGCACTGAAATGGGCGTTTGACCAAACACCCGAAAGCCCTACGCAGAAGTTCGTATTAGTTGCCTTGGCCGACTACCACAACGGCGCCACAAACAAGTGTTTTCCATCGTTGGAATCCATTGCCCAGAAAACTGGTTTTTCAAAAAGGGCGGTTGTCAAAGCAGTTCAAGCACTAAAAACCCAAGGGCTAATCGACTTCAAATCGGTCAGAAATCGGTCTAACCGATACCGACTAAACATGGGTCAGGTGGTGAACGTCGTGCACTTAGGTGGTGAACGTCGTGCACTTGAACCAGTAATTAACCATAAACAAAAAAATCATAGGGAGGGATGGGAGCCAAAAGCGACCAATCCCGACCGAAGACAAGCGATCACCAATTTACTCTGATGGGAGAGTTTGAAATGGGAATAGATCAAGCAGCGGAAAATTTCTTAGCTAGTGTTCACCCGCTCCCCGCCTTGGGGGCGGTCGCGGTGAACGAAGACCTAGCGTTTGAGATAAGACAGCAAGAAACCACGGTTATGGGCAGATGCCTTGATGACCCGGATTTCGCTACGGATGTGGATGTCAGGTTGTTCACTGACAACCTTCACCAAGCACTGTTCAAACTGATGCAGGATGCAAGAGCAGATGGCGTTGGCATAGATGCGTCGGTGTTGAATGAACTGGCGCTGACTAAGTTCGATGTTGACCACTGCGTTCAGATTAGCGATTACGAACACATCGGTAAGGACAAAGCCGATTTGTACCTTGATCGCATGCGGGATCGGTTTGCGAAGGCTGAAGCTGAAAGGATTGGCTACCAGTTGTCCCAAGGTGGTGATGCTGCGAAAGCCATAGAGCGGTTAGGTCGGTTGCATAGAACTGATCGCAGCTACAGCCATGATCCCAAGGATTTGGCTGTAAAAACTTTAAACATGGTGAACGCTGGCGTTGAGCCGGGCATAAAGACCGGATTTAGCAAAATCGACAACACGTTTGGTGGGTTTCACAAGTCGGATGTGATTGTTGTAGCGGGTAGGCCGGGAGGCGGTAAAACTGCGTTGGCCGCGTGCATCGCTATGTTGTCGGGCAAAGCGACGTTGTTTTGTTCTATGGAACAGCCAGCCCACCAAATTATGATGCGGTTGCTATCAAACGTCGCGTCCGTCGATGGCAACGCAATTCGCAAAAACCAGCTAACGAATGACCAGCGCGAAGCGATTACGGTTGCGGCAGATCACCTAGCCAACTCAGAACTTTACATTTGGGACAAACCCACCGCGACGTTTGCCGACTTGCAAAGGGAGGCAAAGCGGATGTTTGCGGAAAAGAACATTAGCGCCATTTTTGTGGACTACCTTGGCCGAATGAAGGGTGGCGAAGGGAACGCAAAGCATGAAGTCGTGGGCGACAACATTCGGTCACTGAAGAACCTAGCACTGACCTTAAACATTCCGATTGTGGTGTTGGTGCAATTGAACCGGCAAGTCGACAGCCGGGACGAACTGTATTTGTCCGACTTAAAAGACAGCGGCGACATAGAAGCGGAAGCGGACATGGTGTTGCTGATGAAGCGATTGGCAGACGATGACGAAAACGCCAAGGACTTCACCAGCAAGATAACCGTTGCCAAAAACCGTCACGGCCAGTGCGGTGTGTTTCACCTTGATTACAAAGCGGCCTATTGCCGCTTTGAAAACCAGCCAGATTTTACGTTTTGACCAACAGCCGNACCAAGGGCGCAGCCGGTGAACGGGAGGTAATTAACATCCTCAAACAACACCTGCCCGGCGAAACCATAGAACGCAACCTGATGCAGACCGCTAAGGGTGGTTACGACTTTNTGTTGTTNAACAAATACGCNTGNGANGTNAAGCGNTACGCNAANGGNAAAANCTANTTAACGGCGTGGTGGGANCANGCGGTNAGGCAAGCNANNGACGNTGGCATGNAGCCGGTTTTGTTCTACAGGTTTGACCGCAAACCGTGGCGGGTAGTCACGCAGTCGCGTNAGTTTGACAGCATCGAACANTTNTTGGCGGTNGGTCATGCCTGATGCNATGCGGCAGTGCAAAGAATGCCAACANACCAAGCCNATCAGTGAATTTTACTCAAAGGGCGGGGGTAAGCGCGATTGGACATGCAAAACGTGTAGGCAGCGGCAAGCGGAAAGCCGNCGNTCTAATTCAATCGAATCATTTATGGCTGACAGATACGCGCGACTTAAAAGCAACCGCATCAAGCAGTTTGATTGGGAAATCGGTGTTGCCGATTTGCTGCACTTATGGCGCGAACAGAAAGGCCGGTGCGCGTTGAGCGGTCGTTTGATGACCGCGTTCTATGACGGCACCCGGCGTGAGGATCAGGTAAGCGTTGATCGCATACGTCCAGACATAGGGTATCTGCCAAACAACATACAACTTGTGTGTTACCGGGCAAACATGCTGAAGCACACCTTAAGCCAGCCAAATTTCATTCATTGGTGTCGGCAGATAGTGGAGTACCAAGATGCGCATAAAGATTGATGCAGAGGGCTTGCAGCCCGGCGAAAAACTGGTGGTGCTGTATGAGTCAGACTGGGTGTTGATTGACGAAACCGATGATAGCCCACCGGGGGAGGAACAACCGGAAACGCAACCCGTGGTCTTAACCAAGGTGGTGAGTCAATGAGTATTAGAGCGAACGTACTGGCTGAGGCTGGCAGATTAATTGAGGGTGAGCGCGACAACGAATACGGCGCACCTTATGACAACTATAAGCGGGTGGCGACCTTATGGAGCGCGCTAGTCGGCACTGAAATCACGCCGCAACAGGCATCGCTAATGATGTGCGCGCTAAAGCTGGATAGGGCATGGCACAACCCAAGCCACCGCGACAGCTATGTGGATTTGGCAGGTTACGCGGCCATAGGCCGGGAGTGCGCAATTATGGATCACACGTATGCCGTGGCAA